GAATAGAACAAAACGAACAAATACCTTATCCTATTACTGGTAAAGTAACTTCAGAGAATATGATCCACGTTAAAGGATTATCTACTGATGGAGTTATGGGTAAGTCACCAATACAGAGTGCAGCAGAATCTTTAGGTATATCTTTATCTATTGAACAATTTGCAGGTTCATTTTTTAAGAACGGAGCATCTGTAGGTGGAATCCTTAAACATCCAGGAACGCTTAAACCTGAGACAGCTAAACGATTAAGAGCTAGTTGGAATCAAACTTATAGTGGTTCAGTTAATGCAGGTAAAACAGCTATCCTTGAAGAAGGAATGGATTTTTTCCCTAGACAGATTCCTAACAATCAAGCTCAATTTTTAGAGACTAGACAATATCAAATTAGTGATATTTGTCGTTTATTTAGAGTACCTAACCATCTAGTAAATGAATTAAGTAACGCCACCTACTCTAATATCGAAGCACAGCAAATTGATTTTGTGGTACACACTATCACACCTTGGATTAAGCGTATTGAGATGGCACTAAACCAAAAGTTAATTCCTTTCAATAAGAAAGGCTCACAATATTTTAAATTTAATTTAACTGCTCTTTTAAGAGGTGACTCTAAGTCAAGAGCAGACTACTATAGAACACTTGTAAACATTGGTGTTATTTCACCTGATGAGGTTAGAGCTTTTGAAGATATGAACTCTATGGGTGGACCAAGTGAAAATGTTTATATGCAAAGTAATATGATGCCTTTAGATAGTTTAGGCGAAGGAACAACAAGACAAGATATAGAATAATATGGCACTAAGTTCAGACCAAAGAGAGGAAAGAAAAGACCCTTGGAATAAAAATAAAGGTAAATTTGGAAAGTCAGTAACTACAAGTGATAGTGTTGATTTATCTGAAAAAGATGCAGAATTATTTATTGGTACAGGTGGTGATTTAAAAGTTGATTTAGTTGGTGGTAATACAGTAACTTTAAAAAACATTCCTTCAGGTACTTTTTTAAAAGGTATTTTTGTAAAAAGAGTTTACTCAAGAGGTACAACTGCAACAGATATAATAGCAATTTACTAAAATGTAAATTATGGAAAATAAAGAAATAAGACTATATAGAGCAGAATATCAAGTTACTAATGACGAAGATAAAGATGAGAAAAGAGTTAGTGGCTATGCTGCTTTGTTTGACACAGATAGTAGAGATTTAGGTTTTAGAGAAACTATATCTCCTGATGCTTTTGATGGTCGATTAGACGATAATGTAATTTTAACTTTTAATCACGATCCTAACTTAATGTTAGATAGAAATATTGGTGGTACTTTAAAACTATCAATTGATGAAAGAGGATTACGATACGATGCAACTTTACCTAATACAACAACTGGTAATGATGTTGCAGAATTAATGAAAAGAGGTTTACTTTATGAATCTTCATTTGCTTTTACAGTAGAAGAAGATGATTGGAGTAAAGACGGAGATACAACTCGTAGGCAAATCAATAAGATTGGTCGATTGGTCGATGTCAGTATAGTTGGTGTTGGTGCTTATGCTAATACTGATGTTGCACTTCGTTCTAAGGAAGCTTTTGAAACAGAAGCAACTACAGAAGAAACCCCTCAAGTGGAAGAAGTGGAGCAAAAGGTTGAGGAATCATTTGATGATTCAAAGTTAAATTTATTAAGTAATGAATTAAAATTAAAAAAACGAATATGAAAAATTCGATTGAAATTCGTCAAGAAAGAGCTACTGCGATTGAAAACGCAAACACTCTATTAAACTTGGCAAAAGATGAGTCTCGTGACTTTACTGCTGACGAGCAAGTATCATACGATGGTATGATGACTAATATTGACAAACTAGCTAAAAATATTGAGATAGTTGAACGTCAAGAAAAATTGAACGCTGAGATAGCTTCAAATGTAGGTTCTTCTCCTGTTCAAAAAACTTCTGATACTAAAGAAGCTCGTTCTTACTCTGTATTTAAAGCAATCAATGGTTTATTACACAATAACCTAGATGGTGTTGAAAAAGAAATGCACGAACAAGCTGTTAGTGAAGCTCGTTCTAATGGATTTTCTGTTAATGGTTTAGGTATTCCTGCTTCTATGTTAGAGCAAAGAGCTGCTGTTACTCAAGCTACTTCAGCTATAGCTCCAACAAATGTATTAGCTTATGCTGATGCTATGCGTGAAGCTTCTGTATTTGGAAGAGTAGGTGCTAACATTTTAACTGGACTTTCAGCTAACACTACTATTCCTGTAACAGGTGCTTCTTCAGTTGCTTGGGAAGGTGAGGTTGATTCTACAGCAGATGGTGGAGCTAACTTTGGTAAAGTTGAATTAACTCCAACAAGACTTTCTGCTTATGTAGATGTTTCTAAGCAATTATTGTTGCAAAATGGTGGAGCAGAAGCAGCTATTATGGCAGACCTTGGTCGTGCAGTAGCACAAAATATTGATGCAGCTATATTCTCAACAGCAGCAGTTACAGGTGCGCCAACTTCTATTGGTGCGACTACAGGTTGTGGAACTTTCACAGAGGCTACTTTTTCTGATGGTGTTTCTGTAATTTCTGATATGGTTGAAGCAGAACAAGTTTTAGGTGTTGCAGGTGGTCTTAACGGAAACCTAGCGTATGTAGCTTCTCCTGAACTTATAGCTCAAGCTAAAAGAGGTGTACAAGTAGCTTCTGTAACTCCAGGTATGCAAGGGATGTTAATCAATGGTTACCCTTCTTACTTCACTAATGGATGTACTCGTTCAGCAGGTGTAAGTGGTGACTTTATATTCGGTGACTTCTCTCGATTATTCATTGGAATGTTCGGTGGACTTGATATTTTGGTAGACCCTTATACTCAAGCTGCTGCAGGAAGTAACAGATTAGTATTAAACAACTATATGGACTTTGGTGTTGCCAATGGTTCTGCGTTTGTTAAAGCTACTTCTTTAGTTGCATAATAATAGATTAGATTAATTAGAAAGGCGAAAGGGTTAATCCCCTTTCCCTTTTCTTTATCAAACCAAATATGTCGTACTTAGATAACATATATAACTCTAACAACTACGAGTATCTAAACCCAAGTCAAAACAGATATGGGAATTTAGTACTTGCAGATTATCCTGCTACTCAAGTGGTAACAACTGCTGAGTTGAAATCTCAACTTAGAATTGACACTTCTGATGAGGACACTTTGTTAGCTACATATATAAGTGCTGCGACACAAATGGCTGAACACTATTGTAACAGACATTTTATTACAGCTAAGTATAAACTTTGGTTTAATGAATTACCTAACTGTTTTAGTTTATATTACCCTGATTGTAAATTTAATTATCCAGTAGGTGCTGATAGTGGTAAAGATGGTTTACACTATTTAGCTGCTAGTGGTTCAACTTATACTTTGTTTGCCAATACAAATTGGTATTCAAATCAAAACATTAACCCTTGTCAGGTAAAAATGACTACAACTCCTTCTGATGCAATAAGTACATCAGATTTAGATGGAACAACTGATGGAATATATTATTTTCAATTTCATACAGGTATAGCAGATGCAGCAGCTAGTATTCCTGATGCTATAAAACAAGCGATTAAATTAATTGCAAGTGATATGTATTATTTCAGAGAGGATCGCAAGAGAGCGTTTCCGATGGCTTCTGAGATATTACTACAACCTTATAAATGCTATTTATAGTATATGGCTTTTATTGCAAAAATAAAGGCAGGTGATTTTAACCAACGAATCAAGTTAAAGTCAGTATCTTCAACTCAAGATGGTTTTGGAGGGATTTCAGACTCTTATTCTGTTCAAGCAACAATTTGGGCAAACAAGAATGTTAAGACCCTTAGAGACATCGAAGAGAAGTTTGAAGGAAAAGAATTACAATCTTATGGTCGATTTGTTTACACTATAAGATACTCAAGCGAGACAAAAGGTATAAAAGCTAATTGGATTATTGAGGAAGTAGAGACTAGCGATATATACGAGATATTAGGTTTCGTTATAGACCCTAGAAAAGAGTTCATTGAAGTTTTTGTAAAGCAAGATTTACCAACAGCTTCACCAGTATAGTTATGGCTAAAAATACAACAATACGAGTACGAGGTGTTGAAGATGTAAAGCGTGGTTTAAAAAGACTAGGTTTAACAGCTAGACAATCTCGTACAGCTATAAATAAAGCGTTGAGACCTGCCGCCAATATGTTAGCTAGAGGTATTCAAAAGGCTTATAAAAAAGAATTTAACACCTATAGTGGTTTGGATTCTAATAAGGTTTTTAAGAGTGGTAGAACACCTACTTGGAAAACTATAGGTGTAATTACTGCTAGAAATTCAAAAGAGCCAGGGCTATTTGTTGGTCCTATTGTTCGTAAAACCACACCTATAAGAGTTAAAGGAAAAGATAGTAGAAACTTACCTGCAATGCAAATTAAAGGTAACGCTATACAAGATGCTAGACCTGATGTATTTAAGCAGACAGCTAAAAAAATGGAGTCAAAAATCTATTTACAAGCTGAACAAGACTTAGATAGGTTATTAGATAAAATGATTAAACAAGCAGGATTTTAGATGTTTGCAGTAATAGGAAAAGAAATAGTCACAAAGTTACAAGCCACATCGGCTTTCACTACAGCTAATGGTAGTAACAAGGTTTTCCCTGTTATAATACCTCAAGGTGTATCTTACCCTTGCTCTACGTTTGAAATAACTAACGTATCAAACTTTTTATCTAAAGGTGGATCGCTTAACTCGTGTGATGTATCAATTCGCATCGCTTGTTTCGCAGACACTTATAACACAACATATAATCAAGCCAAGGCAGCTGTAGAAGCCTTAGACTTGTACGAGGTGACTTATACTGAAGATAGTGTAAGCTACACAGCGAAATTCAGATTTCTTGATTTAGACGATGACTATTTTAAGACTCCTGAGAAATTCTACAAAAACGTAAATTTTAACTGTCTAATAATTAAAAATTAAATAAAAATGGCAATTCAAAACGCAACAGACGTAGTTTTAAAAATAACTACAGCCGATGGTTTAGAAGCAGTAGCTCACTCTACATCAGCATCTCTTTCTGTAAATATGGATCTTCGTGATTCTACAACAAAATCTTCATCTGGGTGGCAAGAAAACTTAGGTGGACTTAAATCTTGGGAAATGAGTGGAGACGCTTTTGTTGATATAGCATCACCAACAGGTGCAGACATAGAATCATTGTTTACAGCTTTTGAAGCAAGAACAGCAATACAATGTACATTTGGTCTTTCAGGTATGCTTTATGATGGAACTGCTCTTATCACTTCAATCTCAATAGATGCAGGTGTAGAAGAAAACGCAACTTATTCAATCTCTTTAACAGGTACTGGAGACTTAGCTCAAAACGCATAGTATTAACTTTTAAATCCATATATTATGGCAATTAAAAACGCTTCGGATTTATTGGTTTATGCTAAAACGACTAGCCCTGCTAAACAAGTTACTAGGATTAGGGTATTAACTACTGACCCTATTACATTAGCTGATGGTGAAACTCAAGGTAGGTTAGATGTTAATAATATCACTAATGATAGTGGTGTTGTAACTGATAGTATTACAACAGGTCAGGCTGCCAATACAGGCACTTCTGTAATGGCTCAAATAACTAATCTATTAACTAGCGCAACGTATGACTATGTTGATATTAGTGGCTCAAATCAAACAGATGGTGATTATATTTATAGAGATTTTCAAAATGGTGCTGTTGGATTAGTACCAACTTTAGGAATTGTAACAGGTACAACAAGCCCTATAGCTACTCTTAACGATAATGCTATTATAATTGAAATAGTGACACCTGGCTCATCAGCAATATTTGACCCTGTAGCTTTTAGTACATCAGCTTCGTTTAGCACTAATATGGATTTAAGAGATATAACCAACAAGGATTCAGGCGGATGGTCTGAGTCTTTGGGTGGTTTAAGGTCTTTTGAGGTATCTACTGATATATTACAATCAATTAATCCTGATGTACCTTTAGATGGTACTGATTTCTTCGATAAACTTAAAGAAAGAAGTTTAGTCGATTTAAGTTTTTCTGATAAAATTAGAAACATTATTCGCACTAACCTTACTCAAAGTGGTGTTGATGGGTTTTTGTTATCTTCTTTAACACAAACTAACTTACAAACTGATCCCTTTAGCGGAAGTACAGCTAGTAAATTAGCAACGGCAGCATCTACTAATAACAGATTTTTAGGTTATACAATAGATGCTAGTAGAGTAGAAAATAAAAAAGTTAATTGGTCTTTTTATGTTAAAGGTAGTGGTAGCACAACTCAAGCTAGTTTCGCTTTAAGTAATTCTGGTATAGTAGGAGCTTCATCAGTAACAAAGATAGAGGGTCAAGGTACTATTGCTTTTGTAACAAGTTCATACTATAAAATAACAGGATTAAGCACATCAGCTTGGACTAGAATATCTTTTCAAACAGATACAATAAGTTTGTCAGGTAGTTCAACTTTATCTTTTTACGTCTATCCTGGCTTATACTCAGCACAAGATTCAGATGAGATATTTACCTCATCTTGGCAAATTGAATTAGCACCTGAAGCAACAAATTATCAAGACCCTACCGATATTACTCATTGGCAAGGTAACGCACTTGTATCATCGGTAAGCTTTGATGCAGGAGTCGAAGATAATTTAACTTGTTCGGCTACATTTACTGGAACTGGTAACATTTATCCAAATGGACTTGGTTCTGAGTTGATTGGTGATACATCTTTTGATGATCCTAGTTATTGGATTATAAGTAATTCAGGAACAGGAGCAGCTAGTGTTGTTGAAAATGGTTATGGTAAAATTATTACATCAAGTGGATTAACAACAATAAGTAAGAATTTAAGTTTAACACCTGGAGATTTTTACTTATTAACTTATACTGTACACACAAGTACGGAAGGTAGTTTATCTGTTCACGATGGATGGGAAACTGACCCTGAGATAGATATGCAAATACCATCAACAGTTGGTACTCATTCAGTATTATTAAAAACAGGTGATGCTAGTTTAATAATTAAAAGAACTACAGGAGCAACTACAATTTGGCTAAGTTCAATATCACTAAAGAAAGTTTTGTAAATCAATTAATTAATTAAATATGAAAAAGGTAGAAATAGGTGGTCAGAAACGACCAATTAGATTTAGTTATTTAGCTTTAAAAGACATCTGTAACGATTGTAACTTAAAGTTAAATCA